GTAGTGCCACGAGTTCGGAACGTGGCTGTATCCCGGCAGGCACGGCCCACCCGGCAGGCACGGTGGCGCTGCGAAGGCGGGAAAGCACAGCAGGAACAGCAGCCAGCGCATTACAAACCAGATGAGGCGTTCAATACGTCATGAGTGAAGGACGAAACGGACACGTTACCGCCTGAGATGATCTGTCCGCCAGAAAGTCCTGTCAGGTTCAAGTTACAGCCCGAAGCGCCGCAAGTCCCGTCCATTACAACAGTCGTGCCATCAGACTGAAGCGCCCGGAACCATGTAGGCGTGATGGTCGCATTTGCGCTCGAATCCGCCGTAATAGCGTTGAACGTGACCAGCCCGTTTACGGTTGCGCCTGCCGCCGTAGCGTTGAATCGCAGTTCTGCGCCCAGCACTTGAGCGCCTAGCGCTGTATCGGCGTTGGTCGCTTGTGTGCCGTCATAGATGCGCAGATAGCCGTTATTGAGCCGGGCTGCAAGGTTGTCGCCTTGACCGTTGACTGTGGCGTTAGCCAGTTGGGTATTTAAAGCCATGATTACACTCCTGAAATACGCCCTTTGGCGTCAAATTTGATAGGTTTGATGGTGTTGCCTATCTTGACGGCGATAGGCTTGCCGGTAACTTCATCCCGGATTACGGTCTTGTCAGTGCTTTCCCGCGTTGCAATTGACTGATCTAATGTCTGCGTCAACTGTCCGAGCATCTCTTGCACGTTGTTCAATATGTCATCACGGAACCCTTGAGCGCCTTGCGCTGCTTTGTCGTCTATGGTTTTTGAAGATGATTCACGCGCCGCATTGACAGCCGATTCACCGGACATGGCTGCGATTTGTAGCTTGGTCTGGGCATCAAGTTCTGCCTTGAATTGCGCCCGCTGGGTTTCTGCATCTTGCTTCATTTGCTCGATTTGCAGCGCATTGGACATCTTCATTTGCTCAAGCTGCGCTGTCTGATTGGCCTTGAATTGCTCAATCTCGGCGGAGCCTTGTAATTTGGCCTGCTCTAGCTGCATCTTGCCCTGTTCAATCTGCATTTGACCCTGCATCTTGATCTGCTCAGGGTCAGGCGGTGGCGGTGCGGGAGGCTTGGGCGCTGCGAGTTTCGCCATCGCATCATCAAAAGCAGCCTCCATTGGTCGACCGCCCTTGAATGCACGTACTCCAAACAACAGCATTTCAGCAATCAGCGGGGTGATGTCAGGCGCGGCCTGTGCCACGGGCAGGGCTTTTTCCATGAATGCGCCCGTAGCCTGCAAGAACTCCATGCGCGAGGCTTTTTCGGCCTGCTCGTCCATTTCAACGAGGGAATCTGAGGCGACTTCGATGCGGAATGAACGGGCAGGCTCTGACTTGATCAGTTGCAGCGCAGCAGGAACGTGTTTGGCGTCCTGCGTGCCCATGATGCCTGACATATCCACCAGCGTCTGGGGCGAGTACAGGTCGCACATTAGTTGCGCCTTGATCTGCAAGATAGCACTGGCGTACCGTGCCACGTCAATCTGTAGCGACTTCAGTCGAAGGCTGGCGTATTGGCTCTTGATCTGCTGGGCAGTAGCTGTTTCACTTGCGACACTTGCACCACGAATAATGTCGGACAGGCCTGTAACCTCGTAAATGACTTGTTTCGCCTGATCGCGTGCTTCGTAGCAATGCTGCAACGCCATCAGCACGGATTCCAGGGGCATGAAGTCAACCGTGCCCTTTAACCCACCTTTTTCACCAAATGCGGCCCAATTGTCTACAGGGATAAGCGTATTGTTCACGCCCTCGTTCAACATGCGCTGAATGCTAGGCTGCGATGAGTCGTACACACCAACCACTTTGACAGCCTCAACCAGCATATGAATGCGGTTTGTCAGCTTGTCCAGCTCGTCGGCCTGATCTTGATACAGTGCGTAATCAGGTACGGGGACTAGCGTATCAGTGGACTGCGTAGCATAGAGCGGTTTCGGGCAAGGCCAGAATCCGTCCAGTCCGTAGGGGTCTTCCTGCTCATCCAGCGTCTTGGAATAGCCTTCAGCTACCCAGATAGCGGTTTTGCTGGTCTTGTCCCATATTTCCCAGACTTGCGCCTTCTTATTAGCGTCATCCTGCGATTTGCTCTTGTCGTCGTCCAGTCCCACGGGTTCATGCGTCAGCGGAACCTCAGAGAACTCCTCGCCGAATCGCTCTGTTCCCTCTTTGCGGGACAGGTAAACGCGACGCGCCACCCATGTGACCTCATCCCAAACCCGAGCCGGTGAGCATCTGAAGTCTTCCCAATACACATAATCAGAGCATGTGCGCTCTAATTGTGTGCTTTTTTGTTCTGAATTAGGCACTTCGATAGTCTCGAAGCGTACCCAAGTTGTGCCGCGTCCGGGCAACAGCCTATCCAGCACAGCTGCCTTAATGGATGCGTCAAAGTCGCCGTAATGGTCAATCTCAAACTGTAGCGCCCGTTCAATGATGATTGATGCGGTACGTCCAACAGGGTCTTGGTCCTTGAACCTGCGCTCTACTTGCGCCCGTGGCGTCTTGCCGTACAGCGCTGGAAGCATGGTCTGAATGTTTGACCAGAGAATGTTGTACCGCTTGGTCGAATCAGCCCATCCGGTGCGCTCATCCCGATACCTGCGAACGATCTTTTTCCCACGCTTGACAAACTTCTCATCTTCCTTCTTGGAGACTTTGAGCTTATCGAGCCAATCGCCTGCCGCGTCAATCTTGATAATTTCGCTCATGCTGTCACCGTTGCGGAAACCGCGCCATTGGTCACGAACGGCACGCCGTTGGACCACGTAGCTGGTGCGTTGGTGGAAATGCACAAAGCGCCCGTTGGTGTGATCGGTAGCCCTGAGCAATACGTGGTATTGGCGGGTAGTCCAGCCGTTGCGTCAACATAAAACAGTCGGCCTGTAGCATCAAAACTCAGGCCATTGCACACATAAGCGCCTGATACCAGAGTGGCCCGAACTCGTGGGGCTGCGTCGTTCTCACATCGAAGCGAGTTAAACACAGCATCAGCCGCGTTATCGGCTGCACTGGTCAAAACGACTTGATTGGAAACGATAGGAGCGAGCATTAATACCTTTCGGTCTTACGGGGGGCCATATCCCAAAGCTCGTCCAGGGTAGCTGTGACAATTCTTCCATTTTGGCCGGTTATGGGGAATATATCAGGTTTTTCAGGCTCTTTTTCTTTATTTTCTTGCATTATCTGGCATCCGTATGCGAAAGCGTCGCTTGGATGACTCGCCCAATTGTGCAAAGGCTCACGCGAAAAGACCCCGTTTTCCTCGCTGTAGGAGAACTCCCACGCTATCAACCCGTCTAGTCCAGCCTCGCACAAGTCGCGGTGAAACTCACATCTAGGCGTCACCGTTCGGGCTGCGTTGATCTGGTCCATTTTCTTGGATTGCGCCACGATAGCCACATTACCCGGCCCAAAGTCGCGTGCAAACTGCTCGATAGTGGTGTATTTGCTTTGAAACGTCTTGGCCTTGGCGTCGTGCGGTAGCCATATCTTTGGGGCTTTCTTGCAGCCTAGACCGTTCACAGTGTCTCGAATGCGCGGTATCCAGTCAGACGCATCTAGCCCCGTGTCGCCCTCGTATTTCAGCAGGGAGAACCCGCCAATCTTGCGCTGCCAGTACCAAAACGATGCCGTATCCCTGAAACCTAAGTCAGAGCTAACCTCGATTGTTGACCCGTCCGCATCGAACTCCACGCCATTGTGAACCCGGCCTTCACGCTCTGCTTTGCCTATCCACTTGGCTAGGATTGCGCCCTGACTTGAACCATATGCGCCATTCCAAACGTGTTCTGCCTTGTCCTCATCGTTCTCGAAGTCGGTCAGCATGTCCTGATAAAGCGGGGTTTCCTTGAACCACGGGTTATCGTACCAATTGACCATCACTGATATAGTGTCCTCACGCGGTTGACCACGAAAGAACCTATCCACAGCGTCAGTCTTGTAACGTGGGTTCCAGCTAAACCACAGCTCAGAGCCTGGCTTGCGAATGGTTGGCCGTAGCAGGTCTAGCGAGTGCTGGCTGAGTGTTTGGGCTTCCTCAACCCAAGCTATATCAAAGCCCTCTAGCGACTTGATGTTGGCCGCGTTGAACGACTGCAAGCCCCTGAAAATGATCTGACTACCGTGCGGGCCTCTAATCTCTTGCTCAATGATGTCAAATTGGTCTTCAATCCCAAACTTGATGATTTTGTCCGTCAGTAACTGCTTTACCGATTCTTTGATGCTGTTCTGTACTTCACGTAAACAGACTATGCGCTTACCGGCTAGCGCCTGGCATACGATCTGCTCTGCAAAAAAGTGAGATTTAGCACCGCCGCGCCCACCATAAGCGCCTTTGTATCGCTTGGGATTAAGCAGCGGTACTAGCTTTTCCGGGACTTTAACCCTTAGCGTTGACAACTTCAAACACCACTTTGTTAACGGTCTGGAGTGGGTTGTCAGGGTCGCCCGTTACCTGAAGCGGTAGCAGCTTGGGGTAAATCGTGCCCCAGAATATGCGCTCGTTGAGTTTATCGGACTGCGCCCACGTCAGCAGGGCATCGCCACCGCCTAGACCTGATGCTGCGTACTCAATAGCTTCTTTAGCCCCCTTGGTGACGCGATTAAGCGCCCCCTTGGGCCTTCCGCGCCCTTTGTTTGGCACGTCTGTATCTTTGCCTATTTTATTTGCCATGCTTACCTCGGGTTAACCGTGATGGCACAATTATTGCATATCTGTAAAAAGGCCCGCCGAAGCGGGTGATTGGCAACTGCTTACCAAAAAGTTAGCCCAAGCCATTTCCAGCGCCGTCCTGTGCGTTAGGGCGCTTTGTACGGTTGTCTGTGCGAGTTTACGCTTTTGCTCGCTACTCAGCAATGGCTTTTCTTCGTCCGGTTCTGGTGGCTTTTTCAGCACCATGTTGCGCTCAATGAGCAATTGCCGCCAGTTATGGCGTACTTTGTAGCGGTTTGTCGCTTCGTCGTAGTCCATCAGACCGAATGATGTTGCTTTTACGCAAACGTCGTAATAGCGGCCTGTAATCAGCGGGCTTCGTAGCTCTCTTGACCTAAACCAGTCCAATCGTTCACCTACTGCGCAAGCGGCTAGGACGGTGTTTCCTATTGGACGGGCCATTTACTCAGCCCGCAACGATTCTGAAACCATTGAAAGAAACCAGTCTTGACGCCCTAAAAACTCTACGTCGTTTATTGGAACATGGTTTCTTTCAGAAGACTTCTTGACAAGAAACAAGTGATCTCTCGTCATCAGGTTCAACCCCTCAGCGACGCCCTCAGCCATCATCTTGCTGATGTAATAACCGTCAACCAGACCTGTAGTCTGATCTTCAATGAAATATCTCATTTCAGCACCCTACACCAGACTGGCGCTCCGATAGTGCGGTCACACGGCCTGTCGTGGTCGCTGCGGTCACGTTGCGCTCGTGGCTCTGCTTTCGGCTCTGGTTTGCTTACGGGCTCGCGTGGTGTCGGCACACGTGGCTCGCAGTGCTGTCGGGTGGCTTGCGCTTGGGTGGCGAATAGCAAAATGAGGATAACGAGTAGTTTCATGGTCTTCCTATGTTTGCAGGCCATAGCCCACGTTGGGTTAATTCTTGCACGGTTCTATGGTGAGCGTCAGTCCATATTTTCGTGCGTTCTTGCTGTGTCAGGCAATAGCTGGAGTCAACTTTTGTATGACATTTCGCACATAAAGCGGCGATGTAGATGTCGCTTGCCTTGATTCCTCGCCCTTTGCCCATTTTGGCGCTGTTCGCATGTGCTGCAACTACCGTGCCGTCCTCGATTCCGCAGTGCTGGCATGGTATTTCACGGCAAGCCTTTAGCAGGGCAGGGCTGCGGATGTACTGGAATTTAGCGCGGGTCATTCGTAAACGTCCAATCCTCTTGAATCAGGTGCAGCCATTTGATAGCGTCTTGGCGTGACGGCCAATACAGCAGGGGCCAGTGCTCTGCTCCGTAGCCGCATAGGTAAGAAAACTCGGCTTTAGTCATCACCAATCGGCAACTTCCCAAATTCGGCGATTGATTCACCGACCTCATTTCGGAACATTGCAATCTTTGTTTCTGAGTAAAGTGACTCCGAAATGTTCTTTGCTAACTTATGGAGTGCCAACGCTCTGTCTAGGTCCATATCCCCGTTAAGCACTCCTTTTGCCGCATTGACAAGCATCTGTCTAAGCTGTCCTGTAGTTTTGATTTCTCCGCTGTTTTTAGGTAATGTTTGCGACATTGATAAGCCCTCTGTATGTAATTAACGCAAGTGGATAAAGCTGCCAAATCTTCATATATTCCGTGGTACTTGTAGAAACTTGAAGCACACACGTGGCAAAGAAAACAATCAGGTAACTCGTTAGGCATTCCAAAGACTTTCCATCCAGTGCCGTACCAGTACTCTTCACTCCTTACTTCGCTGAATATTTTTGTAACTCCGCACTTAGCGCAAATAACCTTGTACTTAGTCCAATCAACCTCTGATTGATTCATATGGTCAGTCGAATGCTCTTCCTCATAAGCCTGCCAATAAAAGGGAAACATTTTCTCATTCATGCTTGCAAAACCCCTATTGCCCTAAGCGCAGGCCCGTCTGTAATCGTTACGCGCACCATACCGCCAAT